TGAGAGTGTAGTTACTGTTGCATTACCTATTACTACGGGTTCACCTTCTGTAGGCTCCTCAAGTATAGCCCAAACGCATACCATAGATGCTGATGGTGTAGTGTCTCAAGAACCTACTGTTAGCCTACCCGTTATTACCCAATCACACCAACTAACCTTGGTCAGTGTGGTAACAAGTAATCCTGTGGTAGGAGTAGCGTTCTTTAATGTAGCGCAGAGTAGGGCTGTACATGTGTCGGATAGGTCGTACAATGTAGTGGCTGTGGCTAACAGTATAAATCGTGCGATAATCGCGCAAGCAAACAAGGCCGCATAGATGACATTCTATATAAAACAGAACGACACAAGCCCTTCTATGTTGGCTACTCTGCAAGATGCTAATGGTGTTGCTGTAGATATTTCAGGCTCTACTGTCAATTTCTACATGGGCAATATCAATGGTAATGTCGTAGATTCCTCCGCTACAATAGTAGATGCGGTGAATGGACAAGTTAGGTACGACTGGGTAGCTCCAGATACAGCTAACTCAGGTATGTACCAAGCAGAGTTTGAGGTTATCTACGTAGGCGGCACTAAAGAAACCTTCCCGAATGATAGTTACATTTCTGTAGTTATTAAGCCTGACCTTCAAGATTAAAAAGGAAACCTCGTAATGGTTGACAAGACCCTCTCAGAAGGTAAAGCTAAGACCATTCTTGGTGTATCCGGTTCTAATACCCACAATGGTAACATTCGTGCAGATGAGTTCCTTCCTGAGCTTCGTGGCCGTAAGGCTATCCGTAAGTACATGGAGATGCGCGATAACGATGCTACCATTGGTGCTGTTCTTTATGCTGTAGAGCAAATCCTACGGGATGTAGACCTTAAGGTTACTCCTGCTGACGATAGTGATGCTGCCATTAAAGAAGCTGACTTCATTGAATCTGTACTAGAGGACATGGAACACACTCTTGATGACCACATCTCTGAGGCTCTTTCTTTCCTTAGCTTTGGGTTCTCTTTCTTTGAGGTAGTATACAAGCGTAGATCATTAACTTCTACCTTGAACCCTAAGAAAAAGACTAAGTACCCTGATGGTCGTATTGGTGTTCGTAAGTTAGCCTCTCGTGCGCCTTGGACAGTCTCTAGGTTCGATGTTGATCCTATTACTGGTAGTGTCATGGGTCTTTACCAGAACACCACTCTAGCAGGCTCTGACAACACTGGATACATTCCTACAAGTAAGGCTTTGTACTACAGAACTACAGTAATCAATAGTGATCCTTCTGGACGTTCTATCCTTCGTAATGCCTACACTAGCTACGAGTATCTTAACTCACTACAGGCTATTGAGGCTATTGCTGTAGAACGCGAGCTTGCTGGTATCCCTGTAGCACGAGTACCTTCAGAGTATCTCTCTGCTGACGCTAGTGCAGACCAAAAGGCTTTCTTGGGTAGTGTACAGCAAATCCTTCGGGATGTTAAGTTCAACGAACAAGGCTACATTGTACTCCCTAGCGATAACTACCCTGATAAGGATGGTGCGCCTAGTGGTGTACGCCTCGTAGATGTAGAACTTATGAGTTCCTCTGGTAGCCGTAACATTGATATTGACCCTATTGTACGGAGATACCAACATGACATTGCCAGAAGTGTTCTATCTGAGTTTCTTATGTTGGGAAGTAGCTCTACAGGTTCCTACGCCCTTTCAAAGAGTAAAACAGATTTGTTCCTACGTGCTTTGGAAGCCTACATTCAAACTATCGTAGACGTTCTTAATAAGCAGCTTGTAGAACCCCTATGGGCGCTTAATGGCTTAGACCCTAAGTTGATGCCTAAGATTGTCTCTGGAGACGTGGCACCACATGATCTTAAGGAACTGGGTTCTTACCTTCGTAACCTTAATGGTGCTGATATTAACCTAGCTTCTCAACCTGATATTGTAGATGCCCTCTTGGCTAACGCTGAGTTGCCTTTGCTGGATCGGGAGCAGTATGAAGCTGACCTAGAGTCTGAACGTAGGATGGCTAACGCCAAGATTAACCCTCCTGAGGTTAAGCAGGTAAAAGGTAAGGTAGTCGAATGACAACTTGGCAGCGTAGAAACTACGAAGTACCTGACGCTAGGTTAGTTCAAGCTGAACGGGAGATTTACCAACAGTATGGTGACGTGGTGTCTATAGATGCTAAAGCTAAGTCACTCATCAAGTTTGGTAAGTCTGCCCCTTTGGTTGCTGGTAGTCTCGCTACTGTATGGACTGTTAACGCTGGTAGTGAAGTTTACGTATCAAGTAATATCATTGATAGTATATCCTCTAGTTCTACATTAGACAATGAAGAAATCTATATTGAGGGGCATACGGTATCTGGTACAGGGTTTGACCAAAAGTTCACCTTTGTAAAACAGCTAGTAAACCTTAATGGTCAAACAAGAGTAGCTTTGCCTATTCCTTTGGCTAGAGTTTCTGTCACTATCAATAACAATGGCAGCTTACTTCAAGGTCGTGTGGTAGTGTATGAAAACACAGCTATTGTCGGTGGCATTCCTACAGACCTGACAAAGATACACAACAATATACCGTTAGGCTTTCAAGAGTCCTTTAAGGCTGCAACCACCTTTAGCGATGAAGACTATTATATTCTAACTAGTGGTTTTGGTGGTGTATCTGGTAAACAAGCATCTGCTGCGGACTTTTACCTAGAGGTAAGACTGGCTGGTAGGGTTTTTACTCAAAAGGCGGCTGCTACAGCTAATTCTTCTGGTAGTAACTTTAATTTAAATTTGGACCCAGCAGTAATTATTCCTAGAAACGCTGACATACGTGTTAGAGCCGAAGCTGATTCCAACAATGCTGTGGTGTTTGCTAGTTTCAATGGGTATTTAGCTAAGGTGATGAGACAATGAATATTAAACTACTAAAGGCTCGGTACTCCACAGACATCTTCACCACTGAACCCGAAGCTAAGGCTCGTAGTATGGACATGGGCCTAGACGGTGTCACTCATGTGTCTACCTACGAAGGACAGGCTGTATTTATGCCCGCTGAGAGCCATGAGGCTTATTTGGCATACTATGGGGCTGAAACTGAAGATGACGCTGTAGAGGGCTCTCCTGACGATACAGAGTTCCGTATGGAAGTCCTAGAGTATGCCATTCAAGCTGTCATTGAGGCTATATTGGAAAAGAGCTTGGTCAGTAAGGACACAGTTAAAATCCTTAAGATTGATGAGGAACAGAGAATCATCTACGGATGGGCAAGCGTTACTACCTACAAAGGTGAGCATGTAGTTGATCTTCAAGGTGACGTAATTAGAACAGATACGCTACACAAAGCCTTTAACAAGTTCATGAAGGGTGTACGAGTTGGAAAACTTAATCACTCAGGAGAGCAGGTAGGGCAGATTGTCCACTCCTTCCCCATGAGCAAAGAGATTTGTGAAGCCTTAGGAATCCAGTCTGACAAGGAGGGTGTTATTTCGGGTTTCCACGTAACTGATGACGCTCTTTGGGAAAAAGTCAAGTCTGGTGAATATGCGGAGTTTTCCATAGGGGGCTACGCACAAAAAGGAGAGTTCAATGGCTACTGAGCTTGTTAGTTTGGAAATCAACGAATTGAGTTTGGTTCCTCGTGGGGCTAACCAGATGGCAAAAGCCCCTATTTTTAAATCGCATAATCCCAGTGGAGATAACATGCCAGAAGAACTAGAAAAGATGGACCCAGAAATGGATACCAAGATTAAAGAATACATGAGCGCAAAAGGCTGTGACCGTAAGACTGCAATGGCTGCACTTATGAAGTCCTTTGATGAAGCTGAAGGTATGGCTGCTGATGTAGCTAAACTCAAGGCTGAGAATGAGCGCCTGCGTAAGGGTCTTATTGATGGCGGCTACAAGATTGAAGCTGATGCTATCACTAAAGCTGCCCCTGAGGAATTTGTAGAATACGGTGGAGAGAAGATTGCTAAGTCAACCATCCCTATGCCTATCCTTAAAGCCCTTGAGGAAGCTGAAGTAGCTAAGGCTGATGCAGTATTGACCAAGAGCGCAGAAGAAAAACTGCCTCACTTTGATCTTGCTGTAGCAAAAGGTCTTTTGGCTGCTGTAGCTAAAGCCTCTGATGCTGAAGCCCTTATGGCCGCACTTGAAGCTGCTGATAAAGCCTTCGAGGACAAGATGACAGAAATGGGTAAGTCTGGTGCCGATGGTGAGTTTGCATCCCCGAAAGACAAAGTTGACCTGATGGTAAAAGAATACCAAAAGGAACATAGCGTGGATTACCACAAAGCATACGCTGCGGTTGTTAAGACAGCCGAAGGTAAAGCTCTGATTACTAAAACCTACAAAGACAAGGAATAATTGAATGTCTGTAATGCAGTCGCGGGATAACCGCACCTTCGAAGCTGGTGGTGATCTTTCCGCAGCACAATTTAAGTTCGTAACTCTGGCCGCTGATGGTCAGGTTGATGTAACTGCTTCTGCTGGTGGCAATGCCATTGGCGTACTACTGAATAACCCTGCTGTTGCTGGTTACGCTGCTACTGTATGCATGTCGGGTGACGTAATGGTTGAAGCTGGTGGTACTATTACTGCTGGGGACCAAATTCAGTCCAGCGCAACTGGTACAGCACTCTTGGCTGCTACTGGCGATGTTGTCCTTGGCTATGCGCGTGAAGACGCTGTAGTAGGTCAGATCATGCGTATCGAGTTCATCACTGGCGGCAACGTAGCAGCCTAAGCTAATATTCTAAAGGAATAATTAATATGCCTCTTTTGACCCCTAGTGCTGTTCACATCGATCAGCCATTGACCAACCTGACGATTGCTTTTAACCAAGAGCCTTCGAACTTCATTGCAGACCAAGTGTTTCCAATGGTATCGGTTTCTAAGCAATCCGACAAATACTACGTCTACAACAAAGACGACTCTAACCGTGCTGGTAACGTCAAGAAATTGGCCCCACGTACTGAAGTAGAGCGTATCGGTTTGTCGCTTTCGACAGATGCTTACTTTGCTGAAGTATATGGCCTCGGTGCTGACTTCTCGGAGCAAGACATTGCCAATGAAGACACTATGTTGGAAATCCGCGCACAGCAGGCTTTTGATGTAGTAAACCAGTTGAAGATTCACCGTGAACAGGCTTTTGCTGACACGTTCTTCACCACGGGTGTTTGGGGAACTGAATACACTGGTGTTGCTAATGCTGACAACGATACTGCCCCAGAAGTTACCCAGTGGTCGGATTACACCAACTCGACCCCAATCGTAGACATTACTACTGCTCGTCGGACCTCTTTCTTGAAGTCTGGTGGTTTTGATATGAACACGATGGTTGTTGATATGGAAACTCGTGATGTCCTGATTAACCATCCTGATATTCTGGCACGTTTGAACGGTGGTTCGACCATCACGAACACAGCATTGGTTACTAACGCCAAGTTGGCTGAAATCTTCGAGGTAGAAAACTTCTTCGTTATGAAGGCTATCCAGAATACTGCTGCTGAAGGCTTGACAGCTACCAATGGCTTTATCTCCACCAAGAAGGCTATGTTGGTACACGGCCCTAAGCGTGCGGGTCTTCGTACTCCTGCTGCTGGCCTGACCTTCTGCTGGGACTCGATCCCCGGTGTTTCGGGTATGGGTATCACTGTAGAAACCTTCTCGGATGATGCTCTGAAGCGCCAACAGATTGCTGAGATGATTCAAGTTAAGATGGCCTATGACATGAAAGTCACTGGTCCTAACTTGGGTGTGTTCTTCAACACTATCGTGGCCTAATAAACTAGGGATACCCTTTGTAGTAATACTTGGGGTATCCCACAAAACAGGTAACATAAGTTGCCCAATAATAATAGAACATAAACAGCATCTCATAGAGAAAGTCATAAGATGAAAGATAAGACACCTATTCACCCTATTTACCTTGGGT